GCCGTGATAGCTGCGGCGAAAAAACGGGGAGCGACGGCGCTTTCGCGCGCCGCCGCCCCGCCGCTTGTCCGTATCAGGCCGCGACGTCGTCCGCGTCCGCGTCCGCGTCGACCGCCGCGTCCCTATCGGCCAGCCACTTCGCGATGTAGACCGCGAACGTGTCCGCGTCGTCATCGGAAAGCTTGCCGACGGTTTCCATCAACCGGTCGACCTTGTCGACGGCCGGCGCAAGCCAGCGCTTGAGGCTCGACACGCTATCGATTTCCAGTTCCGCGAAGGAAGCGACCAGCGCCGCGACGGGATCATCCATCCCCGAAGCCGCGCGCGCCAGTTCCGCGACGCGCTTGTTCAGGGTCGTCTCGACCAGCGTCTCGGCGTTGCGCTTCGTGCGACCGGCCGCGATCATCGCCTCGCGCATCGCGACGCTTCCCTTGCTGCGCGGCTTGATGCCCATGGCGACCGCGGCGAGCGCGGCGAGAAGGTACTGCCGGAACTCCGCGTCATTGCGGAGACCGCGCACGGTCGCCGCCTCTTCCGACAGCACCGCGAGGCGCGATTGAAGATTGATCGCCTCGGCGAAAAGGGGGTTCTGGTTCACGTCGATGACGGACGCGACGGCCTTGGGGGACTTCGGCATGGGAGCCTCTTTCTCACTAGTGGGATCCGCGCGAGGCGCGGGCAGGGGACGTCCCCCGCCCCCTCTATATAGCAGGAACCGTGCCAAGTGCTAACCCATTGAAATTCCACGATTGTTGCATCGCACAAGATTCGGGATTGCCTAAGAATGCAGCGCACAATGCCCATGAAATAGGCAAATAGGGGTTAACCCATTGATATCGTTGAACAATTTCTGCTGCATAAATAGGCACCATTGAAACATATTGCGGTGCAGCAAAGTGCACGATTGTTGCACCGCAGCATTATTGTGCGGTGCAGCGTGACTGGTAATTTTATTGCGCGAAAAACCATTTTCACGCAATTATGTTGCGCGTTTAGGTAATAAAATTGCGTTGTATGCTAACCCATTGAAAACGCTCACATATAAAGGTATGCGCATATGTGCATCCCTGCAAGCGTGGCAGGTGTGACATTCTTGCAACACTGTGGCGGGGATGCGTGACATTTATGCAACACGGGCAGGGTGTTACAGGTAAGACACAAATGTGGCAGTAAAGACACAATAACCACAAGGCGCGAATGGTCACGTTTTGTTCCACGTGTAACATGGAAAGCACATACAAAATGGATGCAATCTCAGGTTTATTTAGGACTAAATTGCCCCGATTCGGTTGCGAGGGATCCAGCGCAGGGCGCGTGAGGCCCCACCCCAAAGACAACCGCAGCTTGCAAATATATAATACCCCACCCACCCACACAGAGTAAAAAACAGGGCTTGACAATGCTGAAAATGAAAAAGGCCCCCTTGTCTTAAAACACAAAAGGGCCACCTACCAAAATATTTTCAAAAACAAGGCTTGCTAATACTCAATAGATCTTGACAAACCATCTCTTTGTATATCTTCTTATATGTATCTTTAAAGGATAATCTTCTAATAGTATATCTTTAAAAGATAAACTATAAGAGATATCTCTAAGAACTACTATAGAGACCCTATATAGATCTCCATCGTCCTATCTAGAGCGTTAGTGTACCATATCTTCTTGTCTTTGTAAAGGGCTTTTGTTAAAATTTTAAGAGAACCTAAGTATTGAAAGGGCTTTAAAAGTACATGAACGACACTACAGATGGTGGTAATAAGGACAATCAAGAAGAAAATAAGCAAGATGTAGTACCAATTGTCCCTAAAAGGGGTCGTGGAAGACCTAAGAAGATCAGAAAGACAGTGGAAGAACTGCTTTTGGAGGCTTCGGAAAGGCTTCAACGTCCAGTTGGTGGTGTGTCGGCTCCGTCAATAGCCTCTAAAACGCCAGAAAAGGCCCCTCAGAGCGTCGAAGAGGTTCCTGCTGATATCCAGCTAGCCTACGAGACCATTCAACGCTCCTTGAGGGTCATAGCAAGCAGGAGGGCAAACAGGGATTTTCTGACCTACATCCGGATGATGGCTCCAAAAGTGGTTGACGGGTTCAAGATGGGGCGTCACATTGAGGTCATTGCCCAGAAGTTGCAGATGGTGGTCGATGGAAAGATCAAGAGGTTGATGGTCTTCCTTCCACCACGCTCAAGCAAGTCGGTAATCTGCTCAAAGTTGTTCCCTTCGTGGTACATAGGCAGGAATCCGAAGCACGAAATCATGACAATCAGCCACTCGGACCAGTTGGCAAGTGATTTTGGCCGGTCTGTCCGTGATATTGTCGATATGCCAGAGTTTACGACTGTCTTCAATGGTGTCCAGCTAAGGCAGGACGTACGAGCATCCGGCAAGTGGATGACAAACAAGAATGGATCCTACTACGCTGCTGGTGTCCGAAGCCAGATTGCGGGTAGAGGCGCACATATCGCCATATTGGACGATGCCATGTCAGAAGAAGATGCCATTTCTTCGGCTGGTCGTAAGTACATCAAGGAATGGTGGCCTAGTGGCTTGCGTACTCGTCTGATGCCCAATGGGTCAATCATCATCATCAACACCAGATACCACCACGATGACCTCTGTGGGTGGCTTCTACGGCAGGAAGAAAAGATGGATATACCATTTTCCAAAAGGTGGGATGTCATCCGTATTCCAGCGTGGCTGGACAGGCACTCGGCCAAATTGCTGGATCTTCCGGAGGGTTCAAGCTACTTTCCAGAGTGGAAGCCGGATGAAGTACTGGCATTGGACGAGCAGGAGATCCGTGCAACCAACGGTAGTAGGTACTGGGAAAGCCTTTACATGCAGAACCCGATGCCGGACGAAGGCGGCATCATCAAGAAGAACTGGGTTACTTGGTGGGAGGGTCATGAACCACCACGATGTGACTTCATCATCCAGACCTACGACACTGCATTTTCTACAAGGACGACGGCAGACTACAGCGTTATCCAGACATGGGGCATCTTCAACAACATTGACACAAATGAATTGAATGGTGTAGAGACGGTAACGTCAAACTTGATCCTATTGGGCAACATGAAGGGTAGATACGAGTATCCTGAACTTCGTAGGATTGCGTCTCAAGAGTACAGGAAGCATAGACCCGATATCTGCATTGTCGAAAAGAAGGCCAGTGGTCAATCTCTGATTCAAGACATGAGAAAGTCTGGACTGCCAGTACTGGAATACACACCAGACAAAGACAAGGTATCTCGTGTCTACTCCGCATCGCCAATGTTTGAGTCAAGGCGTGTGTGGCTGCCAAAAGATCGTAGTTGGTCAAATGACTTGTTTGATGAATTGATTGGATTTCCATACGCACAGCACGATGACCAAGTTGATGCATGCATAATGGCAGTGCACTACGTAAAGGAAAGCTGGCGTCTTCTTCATCCAGAAGACAAGAAGTGGCTTGATGATGAGGATCGTCGAAAGACCAAGCGAGTTGCGTACTGGCGTGTTTGATGCTATTCTCATTTAAAACAAAATCTTTCCTAAAGCACTTAAGTGCAACATAACTGTTTATAGAAAGAAAGAAAGAACACATGGCTGTAGAGCGTAATCCTTTTGATAAGATGGAAGATACTGCCGAACCAAAGATTGAAATCGAGCAGACTGATTTCAGCGGTTCAGAGACTTCCATTGAGGTTGATCCAATCAGCGGAGAAGTTACCGTCGAATTTGAATCCTCTGAAATGGAGGATGAAGACCCAAATGGAATGGAAGACGAAGAGGATTTCTACAGGAACCTAGCTGATGATCTGGATGATCAGCTACTTAATGAAATCTCAAGCATGGTATTTGACCACTTTGAAGCTGACAAGCAGTCAAGAGCTGAGTGGGAAAGCATGTTTGAGAGAGGTTTTGATCTTCTCGGTCTGAAGCTTGAGGAGACATCAGAGCCATTTGAAGGTGCTTGCACGGCAGTACATCCTGTCCTAATTGAGTCAGCAGTCAAGTTCCAGTCAAAGGCTACTCAGGAACTCTTTCCTCCTGCTGGTCCAATTAAGACGCAGATTTTGGGTGAGTTTAGCGTTGAGCGTGAAAACCAAGCCAAGCGCATCAAGGAGTTCATGAACTACCAGATCACTGAACTCATGCCAGAATACTTTGATGAGTTTGAGCGGATGCTATTCCATCTGCCACTTATTGGGTCTGCATTCAAGAAGATCTACTTTGACGAGAACCTTAACAGGCCAGTTTCAGAGTTTGTCCCTATTGACCAGTTCTACGTGTCCTACAATGCAACTGATCTTCGTAGGGCAGATCGGTACACGCATGTAATCTACTACAGTCCAGTAGAGATGATCAGAGCA